AGGTTACAATTAAAATTGAATAAAAGGTTTTACGAAAAATCAAATATAACAGATGTGAATAATCCTGTTAATATAACTTATGGTGAACTATTGAAAAAATCGCCCAACGAGGTTGATGTTTGGATAGATGAGCTACGAGATTATGTGATTACTAAATGGGATGATAAAGAAAAACCACAACCTCCTGTTATTGGTCAAAACGAAGAAGATATAATTAAAAAATGGAGTAAACTTCACGAAGTGAATGTTAAGGATTTCTTTGATGTGAAAACTGGTGTTATAAGAAACTTTAATAAACTTGCAAGTGGTGTGAATCAATTCTTTCCCACGATGTTAAAAACTAAAATATCAACTGGTGTCTCAAGTGATAATGCTCATTCTATCTATGATATGTTTAGAGAGGATGAGTTACGAGAAAAGTTTTCTAAATCAATGAGACGTGGGTTATATAAAGATTCGATGTATGCTTTTGGAAAGACATTGAAAAGAAAAGATGTTGATGATGTAGAGAAGTATATTAAAAAAATTAATAAAGATAAAGATTTTGGATTAACTATTATACAACAGAAAAATTCATGGGCGGTTGAATCAAATGGTGAGTGGTTAAGTTTTACGGGCACAGAAGTTAAAGAGTTATTAAAACGTAAAGTATTAACTGAGGATAATATTAGAACATTAGATGGTGTTGAGTTAGATGATACCATAGAATTAAAAAGTGGTGCAACAAGATATTATCATTATCATTGTAGACAATATAATCGTAATCAAAGAATTTTTCCAACGGCGTTACAAATCTTTAGATTAGGATTAGGACAGCCGGCGGTTAACTTTCCAGCATTAACTGCTAAATTCTTATATGAACATTTTACAGAACATATAAAAGATAAGAAGATTACAGTATATGATCCATCAGCAGGTTGGGGTGGAAGAATATTAGGAGCAATGTGTACTAATAGAAAATTACATTATATCGGTACAGACCCCAATCCTGATAATGTTGGAAGATATGAGAATGTAGCTGAATTCTACAATACTCATTGTGTCCAAGATAATCAATTTTGGGGCAGAGAAAAGAACACGTTTAGCGTATATGATCATGGAAGTGAAGAGATTCATAACGAATCTTTATTTAAAATATATAAGGGAAGTGTCGATTTCGTCTTTACTTCGCCACCGTACTTTAATAGAGAACAATATTCTCAAGACGAATCACAATCGTTCAAGAAATTTTCGGCGTATGAAGACTGGCGTGATAACTTTCTTAAACCTACTTTGACTACGGCGTATGAGTTGTTAAATGATAACCGATACATTTGTTGGAACATAGCCGATATAAAGGTTGGTAGTGGTAAATTCATTCCATTAGAACAAGATAGTATTGATATTATAGAATCATTAGGTGGAAAATATATTGATACTTATAAAATGTTAATGACGAGAATGATTGGATTAAATCCAAAACACGGAAAAAATTCTGTTAAATCAGATGGTAATTATTATAAATTTGAACCCATATTAATATTCAGGAAAGGATAACTTATGGCAATTAATCAAGAAAAGAAACTAAGAGTTGGTGATTTTGTACGACCAAGAATGTCAGGCATAATGGAACCAGGAGACCCAGCATATACAGTAGAAAGTATCACGGAGGATAACAAGTTTGCTATCGTTCAGAAAATAGGTAGCTATGAACATAGAATGACACTACCAAGGGAGAAGTTAAAACGGTTATGAAAACTCTAACAGAACAACAATTAATGGACAATTATCAAAAGTTAATTGACATAGTTGAAGAAACATTTGAGGGAGAACGAAAAGAAAATCTTTTAAAGATGTATAAATTTTTTGAAGATAGAATGGCAGTTGCACCCGCAAGTGGTAAACCAAATTATCATAATTGTTATGTTGGTGGTTATATAGATCACGTTCTACACGTTACAGATGCGGCAAAAAAACTAATGAAGGTATATGTGGAGATTGGAGCAGTACTTGATTTCACAGAAGAAGAACTTGTATTTTGTGCATTACATCATGACTTAGGTAAGGTTGGTGATACGGAATATGAATATTATATTCCACAGGAAGATGATTGGAGACGTAAGAAACTAAATGAGCATTTCACCCAAAATTCTGAAATGCAATATATGAGTGTTACGGATAGGGCATTGTATCTATTACAACATTTTGATATAAAGATTTCTCAATTAGAATGGTTATCAATTAAAGTTAGTGATGGTATGTATGATGAAGCAAATATACAATACTTGAAAACATTCAAACCAGAAAATAGTTTCAAAACAAGTTTACCATATTTGATTCATTGGGCAGACCATATGGCAACTCGAGCAGAATATACTGAATGGAAATATGGAGAAACAAAATCCAAAAAGAATGTTCAGAAGGCTGTTACCAATATAAAAGATGCAGTACAAAAAGAAGTTAAAAGTAAATTAACAAATATTGGAAAAACTGCTACTGCCGGGGATACTGCCAAAGATTTATTTGATGAGTTGTTTGGTGATAAATAAAATTTTCAATGAGGATTGTTTAGATACAATTACTAACAGAGAATTAAATTATGATTATGTTTTTTTCTCACCTCCAGATTATGATGAATTAGGAATGACACCTATAGAGGATGATGAGAAATATTTTGGATGGATGAAAAACATTTATTCTAAATTGAATCCAAATAAAAATGTAGTAACAATTGTGGTTAGTAATCGTAGATACAATAGAAGAACTATTCCCAAGCACGAATATATAACTTCAATAATGAAAGATTTGGGTTACGATTTATTGAATGAAAAGATTTGGGAAAAGTCAAGAGAAATAAATATGTATCGGTATAATTACGCATTTGTTTTGTGTTATGGTAAAGAGAACTTTAAATCTAAAAATAGTAAACAATTTAAATATGATATTTGGTTTGATCCACATCAATCATATAAGGGGTACGATTACAATTTTTCTAAAGATATAGTAGTTCGTTGTATAGAAAATTATACAGAGAAGGGTGATACGGTTTTTGATCCATTTATTGGTATTGGAACTACTGCCGTAGCCTGTTTAGAAACAGAAAGAAATTATTTAGGTTCAGAAATAGATCCAGAAGTTTATGGTATATGTATGAATCGATTAGAACAAATACAAAGGAGTAGACAATGGTTTTAGAAATACTATTTGGAATCATATTAATATTAACAACAACACTTGGATATACAACTTGGAATCAAGTTAACAAAGTTGAAAGGTTAGAAGATTGGATAGAGAATTATTCTGCAAGAATAATACAGACACAACAGGTTCTTGAAGAATTAGATTCGGAGGGTAAGTTTGAATCCGATGATGAGATTGGAACTGTATTTAAAGCGATAAAAGGTGCAGTTGACGATTTAACTAAAATAACTGAAAAGGAAATATAAATGCCACGACCAAAATCAAAGAAGAAACTTTATTTCACGCAAGGTACAGAAAATGCCATAGTTCGTCATAATAAAGAAACTCGTCCTCATATGAGAGAACGAATTTATAATGAACATATTATGTATGCTTTTGAAAAGCTTGCTGAAAATATCATCCATACATTTAAGTTTTATTACTTTGATGTACCAAGTGAGGATGTGAAGCATGAGGTGGTTAGCTTCCTCTATATGAACATGCATAAGTTTACTGAGGGTAAGGGTAAGGCCTTTTCATACTTTAGTATTGTTGCTAAAAATTATTTGATTCTACATAATAATAACAATTATAAGAGAATGAAACAGCATGATGATTATTCAGTTACGGATTATAAAAGAAATCCTACGACTGAAATGAGAACTAAAGACCGAAAAGAAATGAATGTTGAGTATATTATGATTCTTGCAGAATATTGGAAAAATAATCTTACGACAGTTTTCAAACGAAAGAAAGATTTAGATGTAGCTAATGCTGTTATTGAGTTGATTGATATGAAAGATAGAATTGATAACTTTAATAAAAAGGCATTGTATATTTTAATTAGAGAGATGACAGATTCTAATACACAACATATTACTCGTGTAATCAATGTGATGAAAAAACATCACAAAACTCTAAAACATAATTTTGAATATAGTGGTTCAGTAGATACTAAATTTACTGGCAGTTTTTTATAATTTATAAGTAATGATAATGAGATTCAGTCTCACTATCATCACAATTACGCAATAAAAAGGGGAACTTTCGTTCCCCTAATTATTTTTCCGATTAGTACTACTTACGGAATAAACCCACCAACACCAACAATGCGACGAGTCCTGCGAACCCAGAATCGCCGAACTTGTTTATGATAGATGTCAGGTTACCGATAACATTTACTCCAAAGATACCACTTCCAAAGATTACTTCAGAAACAGCACCAATGGCTACAAAGGAAATGAGTAAGTGAGCTATGTCATCTACCCAACCTTTGACGAGTGTTATGACTTCCTTCATTGGTCTTTCTCCCGTTAGTTATTGTCATATGTCGGTTAACTTCCGACAATAATAACTATTGTATATATTTTATAAACAATTTTAGTATATATTTATATATAAGTATTTTTTCCTAAACCGATATTTATTAATGTAATAATATAGGTAATCTTATGGCAATAGATTTTGAAGTATTCGAGGGCAAAACCCTCTCAGATGTATTCAAAGACATTTACGATAATTCCAAACGAAACAAAGAACAATTAGAAGTATTGATGAAAGAAGTAGTTGGTTTCATCAAAGATGGTGATACCGCTGTGCAAATAATTCCAATGTTGAAAGAGTATTTGGAAATCAATGTAAAGAATGATGAACAACTTGTTAAGTTGGCAACTGTAGTACAACGCGTTGCAACAGCACATAGGGGAGATTCTACAGAAGAGTTTGGTTTAAGCGATATAGAAAAAGAACAGTTATTAAAAGATATAGAGGTAGTAGCAAAAGGAACACAGGGTATTACAGATAATATTACACAATCGAAAGAAAATTAAATGGCATATGTAGAGCGAATTGATGCAGGAATTCAGCCAAAACAGAGGATAATTTTTACTGCAGCACAACTCAATGATTATTTAAAACAAATACAAACAGAATTTAGATTTTATGAATTAGAAATGGCAGAAGTTGTAGAAGTACATTTAGATGAAACTAAATCTTCATTTCCTAAAAAATCTAATGACGCCCCAAATTATGCATATTATGGTGGGATTCTTGCTAGATATACAACAAGTGAGAAAGGGAAACCAGTAGACTTTTTAAAAGATTGTAAACCATTAAATCCTAATCTTATGACTTATCCTATTGTGGGTGAACTTGTTTATGTTGCACAATTAACAAAACTGAAAACTGGAAATAGATTTTATTTTAGTCCTTTTAATTTTAGTGGAAGTCCTTCTCAAAATTTAAAACCAGGTATTAGTATATTAGGACATGATAAAAAAAGTATGTTTGAAAACCATCTTTCAGATGAGTGGGATCATAAACAAGTTGTAAATTCTGTTGAGGATGAACATAAAACTGGATATTATCACGAACCAAAATCTTATCCAAGATTAATGGCAGAAGAGGGTGATGTAATTATCGAGGGAAGGTTTGGTAATAGTATACGATTGGGTAGTGATAGGGAAATGAATGAACGAGGCTTTGATGGTTCTAAAATAACTTTACATACAGGTTTAAAAAGGGAAACTCTTTATAAAGGTAGTAGTGTAAAACCAGCTAAAGAAGAATTCTCAAAAGACCAGAGCTCCACGTTAACTATTGGGAGTATGACTAAACAAAATATTCCTAAAGCATTTACACCACAAGTAGATAATTTTGATAAATATTCAATGTCCGAAATATTTATGAATAGTAATCAAATTATATTGAATACAAAAAATAATGGGAACATAGGAATATTAAGTAGTGGTAACATTTCTATTGGGGCACGTGGTGAAACGGTAATAGAATCACCTGATAATGGTAATATAAAATTTGGTGGGGAAGATGCAACAGAACCAGGAGTACTTGGTGAAGAATTAAAAAAAGTACTTGATATACTTTTAAAGGCAGAAATTCAAAAGAATACTGTACTTATTGGAGTTAATACGGTAACGGCTACAGCTAAAACTGCAGCTGGAGATGCACCAGGAGCAGCTAAATTAGTAAAACAAAATGTTGAATTACAAAAATTAAATTCTGAGATGGTTCAGGTGATAGCAGTCGGCCCATATTTAAGTAAGATAGTAAAAACAAAGTAATAATAGGAGTTATTATGACTAAAAATGATCTTGTAAAAATAATACGAGAAGTAGTTAAACGAGAAGTAAAAAAACAAGTGAACGAGATACTTATTAGAGAACAACGCACTTCAGCGGTATCTTCAAAAAAATCTAAACGTATTGTTAGAAAAAGACCAGTTAAGAAGGAAGTAAATTATACATCTAATAAGACTTTAAATAAAGTTTTAAATGAAACCGTTGGGATGACAAAAGGTAATGGTACAGGTGAATATGATGAATATCCAGACTTAGGTGATGGAGTATTTGACACATCAAGAATGACAGAATTGTTGGGATATGGTGCAGATAATAAAGAAGTTCAAAGAGAAGTTGGAGCAGTACAAACTATGAAAGATGCAGGTGTAACTTCCGATCAGATTCCTGATGGTGTACTGAAAGCACTTACAAGAGATTATAGTGATTTAATGAAACACGATAAGTTTAAAGGTAAATAATAAATGGCATCCGTAAGAGAAATAAATGAGAATAAAGATGTTTTTGTAGGAGTCAAACTTCCATTAAAAACTGGTATCACTGGTCATTTTCAGCAATCTCAAACGATTAAAGAACAGGTGTACAGTAATGTGAAAAATCTTATATTGACGGCCAAGGGTGAGCGAGTAGGCCAACCTGAATTTGGATGTAATGTAAATAGGATTATATTTGAACCTATTTCAGAGTCTACTGGGGATGCTATAGAAGAGTCAGTTAGAGATGCTATGGCAACTTGGTTATCGTATGTAACAGTTCAAAATGTACTTGTTTCATTTGATGAACAAGATACTAATAAAATATTATTGTCAATTGAATATACGTTAGATGTAGAAGATGGGGATTCTTTAGACGCTATAACATTTAATTTTAATGTAGGAATATAAAATGCCAGATTACGGAATAAATAAAAAATCAGTTTCAAAAGAAGTGAGATATCTTGGTAGAGATTTTACTTCAATACGACAAAATCTAATTGAATTTGCTAAATCATACTTTCCAAATACATATAATGATTTTAACGAAACAAGTCCAGGAATGATGTTTATCGAGATGGCGGCATATGTGGGAGATGTACTTTCATATTATGTTGATAATCAATTTAGGGAATCGTTGTTACATGCAGCAGAGGAAAAGAAAAATATTTATAAGATTGCACAATCACTTGGATACAGGCCAAAAGTTTCACACCCATCAACCGCAATTTGTGAATTTACAGTTACAGTTCCAGCAACTACTTCGGATGATATTAAGTATAGTCCTGATTTAGATTACGCACCAATACTGGTTGGTAATAGTTTAGTGGCAGCTTCAAATGGTACTGAATTTAGAGTGATGGATGATATTAATTTTGCAGTATCTTCTTCTCTTGATAGAATGGATGTTGAAATATCAAAGTTCTCTGGAAACATTCCAACATATTATACCCTTACAAAAACAGGTCATGTGGAATCTGGTAAAAGATATTCTGAAGAATTTACTTTTGGTGGAGTTAAAAAATTCCAAAAGGCCATTTTAAGTAATAGTCGAGTTGTGGAGATTATATCGATAACTGATTCGGATGGATATAAATGGTATGAAGTTCCTTTTTTGGCACAAGATACTATATTTGAATCAGTTGCCAACACTTCAGATAATGATCCAGAATTATCATCTTATTCAAATGACTCTCCTTATTTATTAAAATTAATAAAGACTTCTCGAAGATTTACAATTTATATTAGACCAGATGGTAAAACTGAATTAAGATTTGGAGCAGGTGTTTCGGATAATCCTGATGAGGAAATAATTCCTAATCCAGATAATGTTGGTTCATCCTTGGCAACGGGGTTATCTAAACTTGATACTTCATATGACCCGAGTAATTTTTTGAAAACTCGTACTTTTGGTTTATCCCCAAGCAATACAACTTTAACTGTAGTTTATACTTTTGGTGGTTCGATGGAAGAGAATGTTTTGAGTGGTGAGATAAATGCAAAACGAAATATATCTTGGACACTTAACGAAACTGGTTTAACTACTTCTGAAGTAACTGATATGAAAAAAAGTTTATCGGTTACTAATGTAAATCCTGCTTCTGGTGGATCTGATGGCGAATCAGATCAAGATATTAAAGAAAATGCATTAGCATATTTTAATACTCAAAATCGAGCAGTAACAAAGGAAGATTATATCACAAGAGTTTATTCTTTACCACAAAAGTTTGGGAATATATCTAAGGCGTATATAGTTCAAGATGAGTCTCTTTCTAATAAACAAGTCATTTCTACGGATGGAGAATCGACATCAAACCAAGTAAGTAAGATACCTAATCCATTGGCAATGAATTTGTATATGTTAGGATATGATAGAAATAAAAATTTAGTAAGATTAAATACAGCGGTAAAAGAAAATGTAAAACTTTATTTATCACAATATAGAATGATGACAGATGCTATAAACATTCGTGATGGATATATGATTAACATTGGAGTTAAATTTGCAATTATTACTCAAAGAGGTTTTAATAAAAATGAAGTATTGTTTAATTGTGTAGAAGAGGTGAAGAAACATTTTGATATTGATAAATGGCAATTTAACCAACCTATAGTTACAAGCGATATAGCATATAAAATTTCTTTAGTGGATGGTGTAGCAAGTATTGTTCCACCTACAGAAAATAATCCTCAAAAGTCTATGATACTTATTGAAAATAAATGGAGATATTCAGAGGGATATTCTGGTTATGTTTACGATATAAATTCAGCAACCAAAGATGGAGTTATTTATCCATCATTAGACCCAAGTATTTTTGAAGTTAAAACTCCGAATTCAGATATACAGGGTAGAGTAGTAGGAGATATTTAATGTTTTATTTTGAATACCCAACTGTAGATACTACACTATATCAAGCAACACCAAGTTCCTCAACGAATACTGGTCTTGATGAGATATTAGAAGTACGAAAAGATGTAAACGATAGTGGTACTCAAATTGATGTATCGAGAATTTTAATTAAGTTTAGTTATGATTATATTTCTCAATCTATTCAAGATAGTATTATACCAAGTACTGCAAAATATTATTTAAATCTATATGATGCAGCTTCAAGTGAATTAGCAGTAGAACAAACTTTATATACTTATATTGTTAGTCAAAGTTGGACTGGGGGAACTGGATTTTATAGTAAGGATCCTGCAGGAGAAGATGGGGCAAGTTGGAAGTATAGTGATAATACAACTACAAAAACACAATGGGTAAGTGGGAGTGATACTCAAGGTGGTACTTGGTTCACAGGAAGTATAGGTGGAACTGCAGCTGAATATAATGTTAGTGGTTCACAAAATTTAACATATGAGACTCAAGATATAAGAATGGATATATCTGGTTTAGTAAAAAGTCATATTTACTCAAGTTCTGCATATCCTAACAATGGGTTTATTGTTAAACGACAAAATTTACCTACGAGTGAAAGTGCTCATACTATATTTGATCCTTCCACATCAAGTGGTTCTGCAGAATATGATACATCACATTATGGACAATTAAAATTTTTCTCAAGAGAAACCAATACAATCTACTCACCAAAATTAGAAGTAGAGTGGGATGATTCAAGTTTTTCAACTGGGTCAACTTGGATGGCACCAGTTTCATCATCTGAGATAGATCAATTAACAGTTTATTTTAAAAATTTAAGACCTGATTATAGAGAGAAGTCTAAGGCAAGAATTAGATTTGTTGGTCGTGAATTATATCCTGAAAGAGGATTTTCATCTACACCAGCTGCACTTTCTGTTAAACATTTACCAAGTGGAAGTGGTGCGATGGGACAAGGTACTTATTATTCTGTAAAGGACGCACATACTAACGAAACAATAATACCATTTAGTACAGGTTCACTTGTTAGTTGTGATGGTTCGGGTAATTATTTTAATGTTTGGTTTGATGGATTCCAACCAGAAAGACATTATAGATTTTTAATTCAGGTTATAAGTGGTAGTGGTAGTGATCAACAAAAACTGATATATGATGATGGATATGAATTCAAAGTTGTGAGGTCGTAATGGCTACTAATTATTTGAGTGCATCATTATTATCCGATTCATATGGTAGTATGTTAACTGCAGATGATAGAGAAAGAGAGAGACAACTTTTACATGCATTCGAAGCAGCACAGGTTACTGGTTCAGAAATAACCTCAGAGAATTTATTAAGAAACGATGATGGATTGTTACTTAGTTATTCTGATATTGAAAATAATTCAACAGAAGAATATTGGCAATTAGTAAGTGTATCTAATAAAAAATCTAAAGTAATACAATCTTACTTAGTATCTGTACTAAAGGAGAAAAGATTGTTTAATGAATTTAAACCAACAGATCCAGTATCCCCAGAAGCTTCTGTAATTAATTTAGAAGTTGTATTAAAAGAAAAAATAAAAATATACGAAGAGTTAATAAAGGCCGCTCAAGGCGGAGACTAAAATGCCAATACGAAATGGATTATCAGCAGGAGATAGAGGAATATTACTGTCTCCACAGAAGGCCG